ACACAAAGACGGCTGACAAAATGGAAGTTGTTCTTTTGCTACTGATGCTACCAGGAGTCTCCCTGGGGAGAAACATCATCTGTAGAGCTGATTCCAGATCAGAGAAGAATGCCACTGTGGAGAACCACCATGGGTTTAGTGAGAGATATTGCCAGCTGGATAGGTTGGAGCATGTGACATCATGGATGCGAAACAATTCAGCCTTTACAGGCAAAGTCGGGATGTACCAGGGTAGGGACAAGGTTGAGTACTTCCCAGCTGAGGAGAACTTTCAATGGAAGTGGCCTGGCCTCCTTAGCCCTTGTGATGCCGACTGGATGGGGATAATAAGAGTTGTCCCAGCCCCAAAAGGAGTGAGAATGGTAGAGGGTGTGTCCTATAAGGGGAAAGTATTTGTTGAGAGACCTTCTTTTAAGAGTTATGTTGCTTGGTCCTGTGATGACTCAACAAGCATGAGTAAATCCGGGTCTTTCTGTAGGTCTGACAATGCCATTAGTAGTGGGTTGATAACAGCACATAGAGTGCTCTGGATCGGTGATGTAGCATGCCAAGTAGGCACTCCTATAACAGATGATGTCTTCAATGAACTTGCCACATTTAGCCAGTCTGAGTACCCTGACATATGTAAAATAGATGGGGAGGTCTTCAATGAGTGTGAGCAAGAGACTGGAGAGATGAGCTTTGACCTGAATTGGATGGATGTTGGGAAAGCTCACAAGATCCTAATGAGAGAGCATTCAACAAAGTGGCTTCAAGAATCCACGAGGAAAGACTTTGTATGCATAACGTCCGAGGGAGACCCCTGCCCTGATAGCGATGAAGATGAGTGCTTCATTAATGAGAAATGTAGTGGGGATACTCAGTTCTGCATCAACCATGGATGTGTTGGACATCAAGGGAAGAACTCAACCCCATGCCATTGTGAGCTGGTTGATAAGCCAGGGGCTTTAACTGTGCGGTATGGAGGAATTTCTGTGAGACCCTATTGTTATGGGTTCTCTAGAATGATGGTCACATTTTCAAGACAAACGAAGCAATTCAAAAAATCTGGATGTACTGGCTGTGAGATTGAGTGTTACTCTGGCGGGGTTAGGCTAATCACATTAACTAGCAAGGTTAAGGATGGGACTGCTTGCATTGGGCAAATGTGTGCATCAATCCAGGGAGGAGCCAAAAGGACAGAGATAAAATTTCATGAGAGAGTGCTGGTTGGGAAGCTAAATGTCATGATTGATGGAAGACTGGAAGAAGGAGCCAGCTTCAGCTTAAAGGGTTACTGCCATTTCCCCTCTGGGTGTGAAGCAGTGTCCTGTACATTCTGCCATGAGTTTCTCAGAAATCCGCAGTGCTACCCAGTCAAGAAGTGGTTGTTCATATTCATTGTTTTTATGGTTTTATGGATTGCCCTAATGCTGGTTACAAGTGTGCTTAGGGCTGTCATTCTATGGTGGTCAGTCATTTATAAACCAGTGAAATTAGTTCTCATAATTTTGAAAAGAATAATTAGGACCATCTTTAGTGGGTTCAATAGAGTTAGGGTGAGGGGACAGATCATAATGCAGGAGGAGGAAATGAGAAGAGGGGAAGCTAATTATGAGGCAGCTGTCTTTAATCCTAGAGCAAGACCCAGAGTGTTTTTGCCAACATTATTGATGATGTTATTCTTGATAACCTTGTGCTCTGGTTGTGATGAACTGGTAATGGCAGAAAGCAAGATGATAACATGCAAGAGAGGCACAGGGAACTACAAGGAATGCCAGGTCACAGGCAGGGCCTTGCTCCCAGCAGTGAACCCTGGGCAGGAAGCATGCCTTCACTTTCAAACAAATGAGAGCCCTGAGACAAAGTGCTTCAAGATTAAAGTCAAGTCAATAAACTTAAAATGTAAACAAGGATCCACATATTTTGTTCCTGAGACAAGGTCCAGATGTACATCTGTTAGGAGGTGCAGATGGGCAGGAGATTGCCAATCAGGCTGTCCTGATGGCTTCAGGCAACACTCATTCTCAGGAGATTGGACAGCTAGGATGGACAGAAGCAGCCTAGGCTGGTCAGGTTGTGCAGATGGCTGTGGTGGGGCTGCATGCGGATGCTTCAATGCTGCACCATCATGCATATTCTGGAGAAAATGGCTCGAAAACCCATCTGGAAGGGCATGGAAGGTATCGCCCTGTATCGCATGGGTTCTTGCTGCCGATATAGAAGTCACCCTCCCATCTGGAGAAAAGAGAGGGATGCATCCGCTCTCTGGAGTTGCAACACAGATGTTTAAGGGAGTTTCACTAACTTACTTAGGTTCATCATCTAATTATGTGGGTCTAAGTAACTTGTGTGAAATGAGTGAAGAGGTGAGTGATGAGATGGCTATAGCACCATGCAATCTTCCTGGACATGCAACTATGGGTAGTGTGGGTGAAGTCCAGTGCTCTAGCTTGGAGGGAGCTAAGAAGATAAATAAAGACTCATGTGTGTGGGATTCGAATCTGATTGGTGTTGAACTGAGGACGGATGATATCACATGCTACACTAAGTTGACTAGTGTTGAAGCTGTAGCTAATTACTCTAGAGTTCCCTGCATAATGGGAGGGATAAGATTTGAGAGGTCACCACATGAAAGAGGAAGGGTTATAGGCAGCCCAACAGACATTACATCAGTCAAGGGATCCTTTTCAGTCACATTCAGGGGTCTTAGGCTGAAACTGTCAGAGACTATGGCCACATGCACTGGAGAGTTTGTTAATCTAACTGGCTGTTATTCATGCATGCATGGGGCAACAGCAGAATTTAAAATTAGTAGCAACAAGAACACAACTGCACATGTTGTTTGTGAACATGACAAAACAGCTTTTGAGGTTCATGAGGGAATGAGAGTATACAAGGCACCATTGAGCTTCAATAGTGCTGTTGTGAAGGAGACATGCGAGTTTGTGTGTGGAGGGCAAAAATCTCAATTCCAAGTTGAAGGAAATCTGGTCTTCTTAGACATCCCAAAAGTGCATGAAGGCAGCTATATGAAAACGTTTCATAGTTCAGTGGGTGGTGGGGCTAGTGTGCCAAACCCATTGGACTGGCTAAGTGCACTGTTTGGGAACAGCCTCAGTCATTGGATCCTAGGGATAATAGGTTTGGCAATATTGAGTATGATTGCTCTGGTCCTGATTAGAAATCTGATCCTGTCGCTATCTGGATCTTGCAAGAGGAAAAGGAGCTAACGTAAAAGAAGGGTAACAAACCAAATTCGAGACTAATTGGAGAGTCTACTAAAACAAATACCAAAATTCACCCCTTAGGGGTGTTTGGTTGGTGAAATGTCAGCCGGTCATTGTGT